TGTCAAGGTTTACAGTGGGACCATCAGGGTGTCCAAGTTCTCCAAGTGCTCTGCCAGAATTAACATTTGATTCATTATATCGAGCAACTTCCTTACGGAGAGTCTCCATAGGATACATACGACCATTGCGGTTTTTGATGTTACCCTGAAGGAAAACTCCCTCAATATATAAAGACTTCTTGCCAGACTTAGTAGTCTCAACTAGAAATTTTACTGATTCGATTTCTTCTCTAATAAGTTTCATAGTTTTCTACTAACCTGCGTTTTGAACTTGTTGACAATGTACAGAACCTGTACCATCTGTTGCCTCAGCTGCTATTTTAAGAGAATTTCTTAAAGATGCTGCACTATCAGCACTAAATGCAGTAACAATCCCTGCACTGTTGTAACTAACAGTAACTTTAGGTGTGTAACCATCAACCCTATTTCCAGTATTTACTGCAGTTACTGACTGGTGAGTAAAGTCATAATATGATTGTCCTGTTACCGTTAAAGAAACAGTATCGCCAACATTAAATGGCGAACCAGTTCCTTCTGGCAAAGAAACAGTTGTAGCTGCTCCAGTAGTAATTCCAACAACTCTTTGGTTTTTTGGAGCACCCAAAGAAAGAATCTCAGGTTCTCCTACAGTAACCAAGAAATTTGCTGGTCCAGCATCTGGATTGGTTCCAATATCAACATATGCATTCTTTGTAAGAGCAACAATTCTAATTGCATCGGTCTTATGTGCAAATGCATCAGACTGCTGGGAAGTATTGGTTGTTGTTCTTATAAAAGCAGGATCTACCGGATTAAGACGAGACATTATTTCTGAAAGTTCATTTATAAGTTATTTATAATTTTAAACTGCATCACTCGTCTCCAATTCATTATCAGAGACTTCTTCTGCATCGGGGTTATTATTAAAAATAGCATTGGCAGCCGTTTGCTTATAAGAATTTACTCTTTCTGCTGTTTTAGCATAAAGCATATCCTTAATTGTATCACTAATTTGCGATGGTGATTCGTCAGTGATAATATTATCTAGGAGTTCATCCATAGTTTCCATAGTACAAATTTATTTTTATTTATATCTCCCCACCCTTAGGTAGTTCTACAGGTTCGGCAGAAGATGCATCAATTTCTGGTTCCATCACTGGTGCTCCAAGATCCATTCCTGCTGCTCCTGCCTCTGGATCTAGTGGTTGTCCAGTTGCAGGATCAATAGTTGCAGGATCAGGAATGATACCTTTTTTAATTTCATCCTCAATTAGTTTATCTTGTTCAAGAATTTCAATATCAGTTTGACGCAAGATCTTACGTCTAATATAGTCTTGTGAGTAATACTTACCAACGTATGGTTCTGCAGTTGCAACAAGAGCAAGTCTCTCGTTCATCAATTCTGCTTCTTTCAGTTCTGAGAAGTGATTGTCATAGAGGAAATCATATTGAATATGCTCACTCATTGACTCCCAATCATCAGGAGTAATTACATTCTTTAGGAGTAATTGGGTCCTCAACATGTCATTAAACATGTTAGCGAATCTCTTTCTTAAACGACCAACAAACTTAGTAAATTTCAGTTCATCCCTTAAGATCTCAGAAGATCTCCCCAAGTTAAACCCACCTTCTCCATCCATTCTTGATGGTGGAACATTAAGGGACCTGTACAGTTTCTTTTTAAAGTATTCAATATCAGTGATTTCACCCAAGTTTTGTCCGCCAGGGAGAGTGGTGATTTCGGTTCCTCTTCCACCTTCACGCCTGGGAAGCCAGAAGTCCTCAAGCATCGACATGTATTTCTTGTCATCACGAATCTCTCCAGTATTTGCATCATATACAAGTTTGTTGCGATAACGCATCATAACGTCACGCAGATATTGTTCTGCCTTTTGCTTAGGAAGATTGCCAACATCAATGTAGAAAATTCTACGTTCTGGTGCTCTTGAAAGTCTATAGATGACAAGAGAGTCCTCAATCATACGAAGTTGATTGAGTGATTTAATTGCTTTATGGAGATATGAAAGAGTCTGTCCCTTATTCCTATCTACAAGACCAGAAGTGCAATAAGTGACAGAATCTTTTGCCATCTTAATTCCTGCACCAGGACCTCCCATGCTTCCAGCACTAACATTTGCTTTGGGATTATAAATGTAAAACTCTTCTAACTCTGGAAAATCATAATCCATTGGATCATTTTTCAGAGGATTAAGAGCATTTAATCTTTTTTGCTCATTCTTTTTTTGCTTCCTTACATAACGCATTTTAGTCGCGTCAATGTAACGAAGTTCTTGAATGCCTTCTTGAGGATTCTTTAAATCGATAATTTTATGATAGTATAATCTACCATCTACATACCAGTTACGATATATCTCATGTGCTTTTTTATCAAAATCCAATAAATCTAAAATATATTTAAATTCGCTTCTAATAGTTTTCTTGATACCATCACTGGCATTTAGATTAGATAACTCAATCTCTACAGGACTATCATTAGAGTCTGAAACAACTGCTTCATTTACAATATCTTCAATCGCACTATCACACTCTGGGTGGAGCGCCATCTCACGATATCTTCTAATTAAATCATTTTCACTTTTATATACCCCTTCAATATCTACATAGGAACCAAAAAAACCACTACTCAGGTAGTGATCAACCCCGTCCTCATTATTAGGAGGAACGGGGGAGACCGCTGACGGTGAGAGTGGTTCGTTGTCCTCTATTGAGAACCCAAACAATTTTGACATTATTATATTGGAACTTTATCTCTTCTATTTATTACTTCAGATTGACGCCAGTTGCGTCCTCAGCAAGAGATTCAAAAGATTGAACTGCAAATTCTACAGTAAACTCTTCAATCGTATCGCCTGAATCATAAGAAAGATCGATTGCAGAAAGAGAAACTGGGAAAATATCAAGGAATTTATATGCTTTTAAAGCAGTTACCTTTTCTCCATCAGAACTAGTAGAATTTGTTGTGCTGTATCTACCGGATGAGTAACCTCTTCCAAGTTGATATACGAAAGCATCAGTCATATAAGAAGATGGATTTACCGCACCAGTGTTATTACTGAGTCTGGCAATTGCATTCATCCATGCTTCCATGGCATTTCTAATTCCAAAATCTTCATCATTAATAACTGTTATGCTCCAGTTTTCGATAGTTCTATCTCCAGCAACCTTCAAAGTACGACCTCTGAAGGGAACATCAATAGAAGCAATAGTTGATGCTGGCAATTGAGCTGCCTTACACATAATTGAAAAGTTTTCCTGCTCATCAGAACCCCAGGTTGCTCCTGGAGTCGAATCTTTAGCAGCTGCTGGCAAATCAGGAATTTGAACCTCAAATAGATTAGGCCTTGCACCACCACCCTGTAATTTGCTCTGAAATTTTGAAAGTGTGCGTAAAGTTGACATTTTTAGAAATCCTCCGTTATTTTATGATTAATGATCAAACTCTACCTGCTACTTCCGAGAAAGAAACGCCTGTTCGCGTTGCTACGAAAGTAAGAGTGATAAAGTTAATAGACTTGGCAGGCTTCAGGAAGATGTCTGCTCTAAACTCATTGTTATCGATCACATCAGGAGTATTATTACTCTCGTCACAAATGACGAGGTAGTCAATGAGTCCTCTCTTCGCTTGAACATCACGGAGGTATGGATCAACGATGTTTCTAAAGTTTGCTCTAGTCAAATCGTCGTTCAGTTCAAAGAGTTGAGCTTGTGCTGCTCTCTCCAGTGCTTGTTCAACAGTAAGGAACAAGCGGCGAACGTTAATTCTATCAAATGCTGATTGATAACCAAGGGCAGTCTTATCTCCGAAGAGGAATGTTCCTGCACCAGGTGAAGTGATGAAAGAGTTGATTCTCTTAGGATAGAGACGGTCTCTTTGGGACTTGCTTGGATTGAAAGCAAGTTTAACAGCATTATTCAGTACACCTCTTTGCTGACCCGCTGGTGAGAACCAAGGGAAAGCGAGAAGTCCTGTTCTTGCCATCATTCCAGCAACATCAGCGTTGGTTGGAATATAGACAAATCTATTGTTGAATCTGTCAAAGGTGTACTTGTATCCACAATCAAACGTCGCGTAAGACGATGATGTTAGTGGACTAAAGTATGATAGTACATTGGTTGTTTGTTGCTCTGAGGTTAATAGAGTACTTCCAGCTGCTGCAACCAAATTAGTTCTGTGAGCACCGACCGTTGCTATACAATCTTTTCTTCCATTTGCAAGAGAGATGATGTAATTTGCCTTTGCTTGAGACTGTGATTCTTCTGCACAACCTGGTCCCATAATTAAGAAGTCTACTTCTACTTCATCCTTATTGGAGAATAGTCCGTAAGCAGTAACCAGTTTTCCAAGGTCTGCCTTGTATCCATCTCCACCAGTACTTTGATAATCGTTACCACCTAAGAGGTTGTAAGTCTTATTACCGATAGAAAGGAACTGTTTATCCTGTGCAATCGTACCTGACTGGTTTGTTGAAGAAGTATCACTAGTAAAGGATGCTGACTTGACTCCAGTATATGCTGTAAATCCAGTTGCAACAGGTGTTGTACCGTGGAAAGTATCTGCTGCTGCTAAAGGATCCTTACCTGCATAAAGATTAGCAGAAAGATCGCGAAGGTAATCTTTAAAGTATGTCTTCTGAGGTGCGTTTACATTAGAAACTGTATCGCTTGCCTTAGATAGATCAACGTGCTTCTCAAGGACATTTCCTTTAATACCAGTTACATCTCCAGTATCGTCAATAACCGCAATGTGAAGTTGATCATTGTGCCCTTGTCTATCATTCACGTAGATGCTAGTTCCAGGTTTTGGTGCAAGTGTGCTCCAATATACCGTAGAGTTAGTAAGACCTAAGGTCTGTTGATCATACCAGTCAACTGCAGTTGTAGGTGTCTGTGCAACAGCGTTATCATTTGCTCCGTCTGATCCTACGAAGAAAACAGAATCTGCAGTATCGAAAGATGAGAATCCATCTCCCTCTGCATAATCAATTCTAGTTTCTGTTCCAGTAGAGGAAACTCTAGAAACAATCTTGACATCTACAGAACTAATTGTTCCGCTAGTAGAAACACCAGTAATGATTCCCTTTACATATCCAGTGAACACTGCGGTTGTTCCTGCACCAGGAAGAACTCCAGTAACTGCTGCAGTAATACCTGCACCAACATTGCCACCTAAGATACTAGCATTGGTAGTAGTAATACCAAGTGTTTGGTCTGCAAAATCATCGATATAACAAACTTTTAGACTTTCTGACCAAGAACCTGGATTCTTAGCAGCGAAGTAATAGTCAGTTGGTGATTCGTGATTATTTGTATAATCGTCGTAGTTTTTAATTTTTAGTGTAGTAGTGTTTGCAATTCCTACACCAGCATTAGCATTTTTTAAATCAGCATCATCTGCTCTGATAACCTTAAGAACTCCACCATATGAAAGGTAGGATGATGCGCTCATCCAATATTCATATTGTGCATCGGCACTCTTAGGTTCACCAAATACATTGATGAGATCTTGCTCGTTTGAAATGTTTGTGACTTCTTCAACAGGTCCAATTTCAAATGGGCCAGCAATGGCACCAATGTTATCTAGTACATTATCAGCTCTTCCTACTGTTAGGTCAACCTCCCTTACCAGAACTCCAGGAGATAATTGAGGAG